GGTGTTGATGGCATTCAGACGGGAGAGTTTAGTCAGGAAGTCGACAGCCTCTAAGTTATCCTTCTTCTGGGCTTGGGCAATCAATCTTTTGATGGTGACCTTGTCTGTCTTGAAGCCATTGATGCTGGCATCCTGTGGCCCTTCAGGGATCAGCTTTAAGCCGGCTACCTGACCCGTATTCGTGTAGATGTAGCCAAGGCCATCACACATTGGGCACTTGCTAGCGTTCTTGTACGGGGTTCCATCCTTCTTCAGTTTGTAGGTCTTACCCGTGCCCTTACAGCTATCACAGTGATAGGCCACCGTCTTCATGACGCGGCGGGTAGACTTACGTACCGTATTGGTAAATTGCTGTGGTGTCATACGTGCAGGAGGCAGAGGCTTACCTCGATGGTTTGTACCGATGTTGAATGCACGTTTGTGGTAATCACGATTTAGGATCACACGGGAGTAGACCACCTTGGTCATGTCCACACCTGAATTCAGGTTGATGGGCGTATCACCCATGACTGAGCGAACAATCTCTTCAAGGCGCTGCTCAATGTCTGCCTTCTCCTGCAGGAAGTCTTGCTCTACCTCCAGCAAGGTCTCCATATCGATACGGATGCCATTACGCTCAATCTCTACAAGGAAGAGCAGCATCTCATTCATCAGCGTGAATACGGGAGCAAGGCTATCGTAGTGTGGATCTTCCAGTAGTGACTGCTGGACTTGATAGATCTCAGCACAGGAGATGACGTCAGCCTCAGCATACTCAATGACAGTGTCCAAGGGCATGGCCTCAAAGCCTATGCCACTACGGAACAACTCATCTACGAGCTCAGACTTCTTACGGGTAACGTCATAGCGCTGGGCAGTCTCTTTCAGGGAGAGACCCTTGCGCTGTGCCTTGGCAAGAATGTACTCCCCAACCATCGTACACCATACGGTGGGTGGTATAGGGAGCCCTGCTTCTAGCAGGTAGGAGACATCGAACTTGGCGTTGTGTGCTACCAGTACGTCAGACGTCTCTAGTGCTTCAACTAGATCCTCCGTGGAGTCTGGATGAGCTTTCTCGTTGTGGTGGAAGACTCGGTTGAAGACTTCACTTGCTTCTCCGTCATTGATGATCTGCCAGTGAGCAGAAACAATGCGGTTCTTAGGATTGTACGGACTGTTGTCTTTAGTGCCTTCATGATTTTGTACCGTGGTTTCTAGGTCAATGATGATTACTTTCATATGCGCTCCCCCCTAAGCGACGTATCTTGAGATCTCTGGCTGGATGTTGCAGATGATGGTGCCATGCCAACCGGATAGTTTGTTTTTAGATACGGTTAGATAGCGGGTGGTATCAGGCTCACTGTCATCTACGTCTCCAGCTTCATGCTTACCGATACCGATGATCAGATCAGTCTCTGCAGCCTTACCAATCTTGGAGCCCTCCATGTCGAATGGAGAGAGACGAGTGCGTCCTTTCGCATCTGCACTGGCCTGAGAGACAGTGAGCAGAGCACAGTTGTATCGCTTCGCTACTTCACGCAGGGAGCGGTACAACTCACGAAGACGTTCGTGGGAGGCACTGTAGTTACCGGAGATGTGTACCTTATCGCCTTGGTCAATGATCAGGACGTCAGGCTTCTGCATGGAGATGTAAGCTTCAATCTTCGTTAGATCCCAATCCTGTACGTCATTCATGGTCAGACGATCTTCGATAGCCTTGAATTTATTACGGGCAGAGCGTGGGTCTTTAATGATCGCTTCCTTGGTCATGCCAGACCATGCCTGCATAGCACGGAGCATTGTACGGGAGGTCTTCTCCTCGTTGCCGAGGTAGAGCACTTTGGCACCCTGTTCACAGAAACCGCCCGGGCCAGCACAGACACTGACTACGAAGGCAGACTTACCTGTTTCAGGGAGAGCAAAGACTACACCGAACTCCCCGGGGCCAATGCCGTAGACCTGACGGGAGAGTGTTTCGATATTGAATTGCCAACGGGCATCGTCACTGGTGAAAGCTAACAGCTCTTCAATGTCTGTTGTTGTAGGCTCACCAAAGTCATCGGGGAGGAAGCCATCCTTGGTACGCTCTAAGAGCTTATCCAAGCGCTCCATTGCAGTGTCATTGCCTTCAGTGATTTCAATGCCGAGGTTAGCAATCTTCTGTCCAATGAAACGTTTCCATAGATCACGGAGAACGTCAGTAGCGACATCATCAGACATGTCTGGAGTGTCATCCAGTTCTTCAATGATGGCACGGATGGCATCCTTCTCAGATCGTGTGGCTACGGGGTTGGACTTCAACCAGAGCGCATGAAGCTCGTAGGTGTTGATGTCGTGAGCGAACTTCTCTTGGGCTTCTACGATAACGTCGTAGAGGTCTTGATGCTCATCCTCGAAGAGTTGGCGGGAGAGATTCGATTTGTTGGAGAGGTAAAAATCATTGTGTAGTAATGCTTTGAGTAGCTGGTTATCCATTTGCTAGTGCTCAGTGCGTGATTAAGGAGTGCCCAACTGTATACCAGTTATGACACTAACACAAGCACGAGTAGCCCAAACAAAAAGCCCCAGCAAAACGCTAGGGCTTTAAGTGTATTAATATTACTGTATGTACTTTAGCTTATTCTGATCTTCATCTTCTTTAGGTCAGGCTTCTGATCTCCACGACGTTCCCTGATATCTACCTCATGGTACTTCACCCGTGGGTTACCACGAACTAATTCAGTCACCATGTCTTGTAGCTTCTGCTGCTCTTCAGCAGCTTCAATGAAACCTCCGGGGAGATCGTAGTCAATGATGACTATTCCTCTCGCTTTCATGAAAGATACCCCTTAGCTCTTCTTCACTCAACCACTTTGCATCTTCTTCAAGGAAACGAACAGTGGTCGGTACGAACGCTTCCAACTTGCGTAACAACATGATTGCCTTCTTACTTGCGTCCTTGTCAAGGGAAATAATAAGTTTATCGTAGTTTAGTAACTGAACTTTCTGCAGTGGACTCACATTCGTTCCAAGTAATGCAATACCTGTTACATCAGCTAAAACACTTACAGCACAGGCTGAAGCAGCATCTTCTACTACGATCCCTGTCTTGCCTGTACCGCAGGTGAAGATACCTGTCGTATCACCAAAAGCTTTCCACTTAGGCTTAGCATCACTGTAGAGGGATCTACCTACACAGCCAGCTCCATTGTTCATGTAGAACAGGACACGGTGTTCCTTTGGGTAATAACGAATATCAGCTAAGCCCTTACGATAGGCGTGGAGGGAATGGACACGGTCTAAGTAGCAGACTGCTTCAGGATGATGATCAATGCTTGAAGTCAATCCGGGTAGAGGAATACGGCTATTGTGAACATCCCGTTTAAGGTTAGCCAGTCTTGCCTTGATGGAGTCTAGGGAACGATCTGATTGAGTAGCTCCACGGACTCCACAGGAAGCCTTATAGCAATTCCAGATTAAGCTTCCATCACGACGGGTTAGAGTGAAGGTGTACTTCCCTCCACAGAAGGGACAGTCCATCCTCTTACTATCTCCATCACGGATACGGATCTTACTTAGGATCTCTAATTGCTCTGATTTATTGAACATATGCCCTTCTTGCTAGTGGTATAGGGGGGCTCGGCCCCGGAGCGGCCTCGCTTTTTTACCATGAGAATTTAGATCCGTCAATAGCTAATGTCGTAGTGCGACATTATCTGTCGTGCTAAGTGTCACACTAGGTATGACGCTACTTACAGCAGGGGGTATGTAGGTTATTGATTTATAACGATATATGCATAACCTGAAGGTCGCAGGTTCAAATCCTGCCCCCGCAACCAACTTTCTGAGAACAAACAATAAAAAACCGGCTTAGGCCGGTTCTTTTGTATGTGTTGATATTTGTTTGCATAGTCATCCTATGACACTAGCTCCAACACGAAGTAGTAGCCCCATTTTGTCATAGTGGCGGGGCCCACCACTCGCAAGTACCTACCCTTCCACTGCCTGAGAACGCACTTGGTAAAAAGTGGTGTGGTCGGCTAGGCTTAGACACATTACGCAGCTTCTCTCTGTTCTGCTGCATCCTCTACAACGATACGGGCAGTATGCAACGACCCTACGCTGTAGCCAATCTCAAATACCTTGAAGAGGGTACGACGGAAGGGCCCTGTTGGAGGATTATCCATCGCATCACACATTGCATTGAAGGCAGAGTCCATATCGCCGTAGCCCTCAAAGATATCGTAGTTGTCTTCACTCATGCTGCTATTCCTTGAATCAATTCATGTACGTTGATGGTAGAGATCAGCTTCATCTGATCCTTCGTGTAGTGCACACAAGGCTCCATGTCTGCTGAATCTCCGCGATCAGTCCTGCCTGCAAACGTAGTCATACTAGGCTTCTCATCGAAATTGATGAGGTATATCCCATCCATATATCCAGCAAGGATATAGCAGGGCCTACCTGTAGCAGCGGACAGCTCAATCGCTTTCATACGCTTCAGGGCTGATATGAAGAGGCTCTCATACCTATCACTGTGATTGCAACGACTTTTCACCTCAAAGAACGCTAAGATGCGATCTCCCTTCCCTACAAGGGCATAATCTACCCCGTAGCTGATCGGTAGCTTGAAGCCGATAGCTGAAAACCTCTCTTCCAATACGGATATAGCAGCCCTCTCTTTCTTCCAGTCTTCACTGCACTCATACATTGGTCTAGCCATGTTGTTGGAACCTCTTGTTGATACCAGCAATCGCTAGTTTCTTAGTCGGACGGACGTAGATACTGAGCACATCACGGCTCTGGTGACCTGTCACAGACCTGAGCTCATCCTCAGTACAGCCAGCCTCCGCCATCTCCGTAGCACCCGTCCTTCTGAGGTCTCTCAACTGCAGTGTAGAGGGCAATTTAGCCTCTAAACGGACTTTAGCAGCCCATTTGGCATATAAACGTCTATCGTAGGGCCTCTGAGTGGCCTCACAAACGACTATCTCCTCATGGGAGCTACCACCCATGCTGTAGACCTCTCTGAGACGCTCCTGAAGCCTTGGAGAGGCTGGTATGGAGACCTCGGTATTGGTCTTCTCTTGGGCGAAGGTGAAGACACCCTCCTTATACTGCTCCCAGCGGAGCTGACGCATGTCCCCGGGTCTCTGGCAGAGGTCATAGCACAGGAGAGCAAGGGTACCGATGCTGCCCATACCCATCTTATCGGCTGTAGAGATGAAGGTAGCTACCTGATCAGGCTCCCAGAGCACTACACGGTCTTCTAGGGCCTTCAGACCCATCCTCTCGAATGGATTGAACTGCACCAGACCATGACGTTTCCCGACATACCAGATCTTACGGAGCACCTTGCAGGTATGCATGGCCCTGTGAGCAGAAATAGTCGTAGAAAGTGTCTGGTAGAGCTTGTCTGCGTGGGTTGGAGACACGTTTTTGACCATCATTTCAGTGAAATTGATGTTTGCAGTGCCAATACGCATGCGTCTAGCCGTCTCAATGACAAGGTTGTAGTGAACCTTGCTGTTGTGCGTAAGCTTTTTCCACTCAGATGTCGTCTTATAGAAGGCGATTAGGCCGTCTACCGTGTCTCTATTGACCTTGAGCTGCCTGTGGATGCCTCTTTTGTAGTCAGAATAGGCTTCATCTACGCTTAGAGCGTACTTCGTAGCCTCTTCACGGTTATTGAACTGCTGATATGCCGCTCCAATCGTCTCTCTGACCTGTTTTGGAGGGTTCACAGCCCAAACAACATCGCCACGTTTTCCAACACGACGGTATAGATACTTGATCTTCATACAGTTTCAATGCCTCGCTAGTTATGGGAACCAGCTATGACACTAACTGAAGAAAGACTGGCGCGTCAAGATGAATGTTACTATTGACTACAAATGACACTAGCTGTAGCATCTAAAAGTCGATGGCACCCCCTCTAGTCGTCGACGCCTTTGCAGTAGACTCTTCTTCCCCTTTGGTCTACTGTCGTTCTGCCTCATTGCTAGTGAGGACGCCCCCCCAGAGTGTGGACTAACCACCCACAAAACAGCTCTGGGGGGGTTTTTTTTATGCTACGGAGGACTCCGGCTCACTGTCCCGGCTTTTGAAGAGGGGGATAGGGGGTGGGAGGATCTTCATGTGAGTGCAATCATCGCACTCATCCTCCGCAATGTAACAATTAATGATTTTATTAACGTAGGCAGGGTTGCCTGTCTCTTTCGCCATGTCAGCGGCATCGAAAAGGGCTTGAGCGATTTCTAAAGCCGTTTCATGGGACATAACAGTACGCATAGTTGAGTCCTTTCATCGGTTTGTAGCTGAGTTTTATCATCAAAAAGACTGGCGCGTCAAAATGTTTGTTACATTCCTATAAGAGCGGCGTTTGCTGGTGTTTCTATGTACCAAGGGGGAGGGGGCGGCTCCCGAAAAAAAATTATTTTCAAAATTCAGAAAACATTAATTCAGGCAATTACTAACGCAAGAAAAAAACATTTGTAGAGCTCGGAATTAATGCTATATTCGGCCGGTTGTGTCTGTGGTGGACATAACATTAACCACTAGCAAAGAGGAAATAAAAAAATGCGAGCATTTAAGAAAAACGGAAACATCCGTAGCGCAGTACTGTACCGGGGCCCGAGTGCAATAGACGGCCGGCCAATTGTCATGATAGGCACCGTCGGGAGCTCCAACAGCAAAACCGGGGCCATGCTGCAGACGTGGATACTCCGGGCCGATATTGACCCAGCCACGGCAAACAGAACCGGGGAGGACTTTTCTATTTGTGGGAATTGTCCACTACGGGGCCAAGCAAACCCGGGCAAGGATAAAGGCCTAGCAGAAAAGCGCGGATGTTATGTGCAAATAGGCCAAGCTCCGGCCAATATCTATAAGCGTTTTGCGAAGAGTAACGGATACAGCGTAGTGCCGGAGAGCATGCTCGCAGACTACGGGGCCGGGCAAATAATCCGATGCGGGGCCTATGGGGATCCGATGGCTGTACCCCAAAGCGTATGGGATTCGCTGTTAGCTCGGGCCGAATCTTGGACAGGATACACGCACCAAGCTCAAGAGCTATTCGCAGGCCGTGCCCGCTCTAGAGTCTTCGGCCGGTTTTGTATGGTATCTGCAGACAATCTAACGCAGGCCCGGAAAGCTTGGGCCGATGGCTATCGCACGTTTCGCATTGTCTCCAACGTTTCCGAGATACGGAAAGGCCGGGAGATACTCTGCCCGGCTACTCCGGAGGGAGGCCGAAAAACAACGTGCGAGAATTGCACGCTCTGCGCTGGAGCTGCAATTGGCGCGAAGTCTATAGCCGTGGTAGCTCACGGGGCCGGCAAAAAATACGCCCAAGCGCTAGCCGTGGGGGCCGCATGATGGCCGGGCTTTATCAATTAATTGGTTTTATAGTGTTTTGGTATTTCGTCGTTTGGGCCATTTCGTGACACTAACAGATGCCCTAGCTATTGCATTATTTGTCGGGCCGCAGTAATCTCACCAATAGCTCGGGCCGTGGTGGCCCGGGCCTTTACTAGCAAAAGAGGAAATGACTATGTTTAACGCAATCAACACAAACACAAACGCAAACAGCAACACGGCAAACGATAACCGGGCTCCAGTAGTGCAACGTTTGCACGCTACCGTGTTCCCTGAGCTTAAGCGCTTAGGATTTAGGGCCGACTTCGAGCCGGTCTATATGCGGAATCAGGTTGCCGGCAACGCTACGCCTATCGATATACGCCTAGGCCGTGTAATCCGCAGACAGGATACGGGAGAGGCCCTAGGCATTGTTGGCAAGGCTTACGGCCTAGCGCAGAATCCTGAGCTCTATAGCATGGTTTGCAATGCTGCAGAGGATGCGCTCCCGGCTCACGCTCTGCAGGGTTTAGAGCTCACGGAACACTCTAGCTATGGCGGGGCCTACTCCCGTTTCGAGCTTACCTTCCCGGCCTTGGGCGCAGATATTCGCCAGCTCTCCGGCTCTAAGACTCAATTAAAATTCCGAGTCGGCGTCTCTAACAGCTTTAACGGCTCCGGGGCCGTGCGAGTTTTCGCTGGAGCTTATGACCTAGTGTGCACGAATGGCATGGTAGTCGGAGAATGCGAAAAGCATAGCGCTCGCCATAGCTCCGGATTTACTCCGCTAGTGTTCGCAGATTTCATCCGTTTGGAAATGGCGAAATACTTGGAGCGCGTGCACGTCTGGCAAGCTTGGGCCAATGCTCGGATCACTCCAGCGCAGGCCGAAGAGCTACTAAACAGCGCAGGCATGGCCGGCCGCAAAGTCTCCCGTATGATGGAACAATTCGAGCTAGAGAGTGCAAAGCGTGGCCGCTCAGTCTGGGCGCTCTATAGTGCGTTGACTTACTACAGCTCTCACAATTCGGAGGCCTTCACTGTACGCAACAGCGCCAACGTTGATAACGTGGCAATTTCCCTAGACCAACGTGAGCGGGAGGTGTCGAAGATTATCGATTCTCCGGAGTGGCAAGCTCTAGCGGCCTAAGCGCTCAACATGGGGCCGGCTCTTCACGGGGCCGGCTCTTTTTCATTACTAGCAAAAAGAGGAAAACAGCATGCATGCATTTGTGACAATCCCACCACAAGGCCGGGGCCTCCCGGTATCTCCAATTGATCCGGACAAACTACGGGAGACAATCGCAAGCGCTCCCGAGTACTGGGCCGGCTTTATGTTTTTTAACGTGCGGGGCCGTGGAGGTGCTGAGCTCATGCAAAAGGCCGACGCTATAGCGCATATGCTACGCAAGCCGGTGGCATGGAATATTCAATTTCAAAAGGCCGCAGAGGGTGCGCCATTTGTAGCGGTACGTTTGAAAGCAAAGAACCCGAAAACGTATATGCCTAAGCTTCGGGCCTTCCACGGCTACGTGCTAGAGATAGGGGCCGACGGCTCTAGAGTTTGCAAACATATAGAGGGGCAGACATTATGAGAAAACTAGCGTATTTGTCGATCATTCTAAGCGCTTGGGCGATTGGCCTAGCCATTGTCGGCCTTGTGGGCTCTATCGATTACAGCGAAGAGCTCGCAGAGGAAATGCTCTATTGCGAAATGGTAGAGGCCGGCCACTGGCCCGATTATAAAGAACACGGGCACGCCTACTGCGTAGAGCTACTGGCCGGCAAATGGGAGATAGCGGCCGAATAGACTACAACGCTCTAGAGCTAACAGAGCCGGCCTAGTGCCGGCTTTTTATTGGGCGCTGATAGGGTAGCAGAGCGGAGAGACACGGCCGCAGAGAGTGCGAGAGAGCGGATAAAGAGCTAGGCAATAGCAGGATAGAGAAACGGGAGAGAGAGCCGGAAAGGATACACGCAAGCGCGCTCCGATACGCTTAGAAAATCCCGTATAGGGCCGGGGCTCTTCAAAATTCCCGGGCCCATAACAAAAAAGCATGCGGCCGGCTTACGTTCTGGCCTTGTTTTATTTACGTTTTAGCCGGTTTTGCTTTCCGTTTCTGTTTTCTATGGGCCATTTTCACGGGATAGGCTGGAGCTCTACAGAATGCCGGCCAGAATATGGGAGAGAGCTAGAAAGGCCTGTATTTTCAGGCATTTAGAGGGCCTCCACTAGCTCGCAGAGGGGCCGGGCAAGTGACAGTGGGGGGTGTAGCGTTAGCGTATATCACTTCCACCAGAGATTTGGATTTTAACCTCGTCAATAACAGGTGCTCATCCGTGCCTAGGTACCCGGTATGGACTACGTAAAGGTACTAAGCAGTCAGTCAGTGCCTATTTTTGTG